TTTCAGACATAGTTGTCTCCTTATTTGATTCGCCGTTCGTGGCGTTAGATAAATTATACTCGTTGTGCTTGTCCATGTAGTGGTCGTACCACCAATCTTTTGTCTTTGACATAGATCACCACGGACTTGAGTCAAGTTGATTGACTTGTCCTCTGTTCCACACATTCCACTCTGTTTCAAGAGGGCTATGTGCAACGACATCTACAGGTGTCTCCCCGAGATACTCAACATCTTGGAAATTGTTGCGAGTGAACTCGCCAGCGATGATTGCTGAACGCACGATGTCATGCGCTCTTTCATCTGTCATATCCCAAGGTAACTCAACATCGTATTCGTCAATCTCTTTCTTAGTGACACGAATACGGTATGTGCGCTTACGAGGGTCAGTGAGCAGACCGTCTTGGAACATTCCGTCAAGCATTTCCCAAATGTCGTCTTGCTTGTCAATCTCATAGTGTTCCATGATCCACTTGAAGAAAGTGTTGATGGCATGAAATTGATTTTTGTGCATGACATCATTGAAACCAATGCGGTCATTGAGAGTCCTGATCTCATGCAGTTGATTTGCCATTTCTTTCATCAAGAAATCTTGATACTCCTCGTTCTTTCCTATCTGCGCACGCAACATTGCGTTCTCAGGATATACCCCCCAAATATCAGGAGTAGTTGGCTCAGAGCCAGGAACAGGGACACATTCGTATGGAAGTGGATTGTAGTTAGTCATGATTTTTCCTTTTCTATTTGTTGTTGGTTGTTATTTCTCAGCGATGTAGCAATTGCATGCATCAGTGTCGTTGTCACAAAAGTAGCAGGTTCCACATTCGGAACATAGATCAACACTGTCATTGAGCAAATCAAAGATCACTTGCTCGTGGCAGGTGTGACATTCCCATTGAACAAGATCAGAGATATCATCTGCGTCATCGGGGTGAACCCATGCACCTTCAATGTGATCGTACATGAGATCGCCTTCTTTCCATGTGCGAGCAATGTAAGTGTCACACAGGAAATCATTGTCGTCAGCAATGTCCTCAGCAAACAAATCCTCATCGTCCCAATGGCTACGAATGTTGTACTTCTCGTAGTCACTCATAGATGTCGTCTTTGTAGGCGTGTATGAACTGCCATACGAACCATACGAGTACGATGGATACCACACCGTCTCTTTGTATGACGAGTTGCTGTACCACACACCGTCTTTCCAATGACCCAGGTGTTCGTTGATGATGTAGAACGGCTTGGCAAGATGTGAACTCGTATTGAGGAAAGCAAGTTTGCTACCGCTAGCGAACTTGCTGAGTTCATCAACACCAGCCTGCGTGTCAAGCAAATCAGCCATGTCAAACTCAGGCAACCATTCGGTAGCAAACAAGTTTGTATCGCTCTTGCCGTTCTCTGCTTTGATAGGCAACATACCGTTGTGACCCATCACCAAATCATCATTGACTTGAAATGGGTGACAATTATTAATATCTGTCGTACCATGCGTAGTGATACGCAAGTGAAAGATTGCATTGCCTTTAGGAAAACGATCACGCATATCGTAAAAGTTTCCGATGGTGTCCTCAAGATCCATACTCTTGTAAGTGTGAATCTTGTTGTTGCCGACAATGGCGAAGCCGAACCCATCGGGATTAGCGTTGCCTGCTCGGCGTAGTGATTTCTTGGAAGGCGTTGAACCGCCCTTGGCTAATATTAACAAACACATTTTGATGTGTCCTTTCTGTTTTGTTGTTGGTTTTTATTTGTTGTAGGGATAAGGATATGTCACACGCAACGAGTTGCGAGGACTTGTGGGAGGTACTCGTAGTTCTGATCGGCAAGCCACATCTTGTATGACCCCCACTGCAAGCAACCGTCAATGACTTCCTTGGCTGTCAGCAACTTGGTGTATGCGTGAACGCTATGGCAGAACTCAAGAACACCCAACACAGTCTCAGGCTTGAGTGAACCACGGAAGTAACGCAACTCAATCGTGTTACGGTTCTGAAAGTTCAGAGCCGAGTAACGGTTGTTCTGCGAGCGATTGCCCTTGCAGATTTCAACCATGTCATCGTAGCCATAGTCATTGCGGTCAGTGGTGCGACGGAACGACGCCCAACGATCACTGTCACGCCCAGCGAACTTCTTAATGAAGTCACTGTTCCGATAGTGAAACATTTGGAAACGGAACTGATGAGCACTACCAGCAAAAGATTTCTTGCTGATATGCACATGAAGCCCAGCCCCTGTGCCATTCACCGATGACCATGATGACAACGAATACTGCGATGACAACTTGGTAATTGCTTGACGAGGTAGCAACATCTTGTGTGCCTCCAAAGTGAATGGGTGCGTAACAATCTCAAACCCTGAGATTGAACCGTCCTCTTTGTTGTACAAGTATTCCTCTGGTGACTCACCCAACAAGAACGCACTTGCATCGTTGATGGTACTGCGATCTCTCGCATTTGTCTCCAACTCAAAACCAAACATTGGTTCGCTTTGAATTGCACGAGGCACACCTAAGCCACGAATTAACTGTGACTCAACAACCCAACCAAAGATAGGAGTCGGGCGATACGAGTACGACTGAATTGTTGTTAATCGTTGGTTGTCGGGATTGTAGTCAGACTCTGACCAGCAATCCTGGCAATACGGATCACCATCGTCATCACGATACGACTCGTCATCATGCACTTCCGTACCGCAATCACGACACTCGCTGTAAGTGTCATTGCAACTAGTACAACGATCAGTGTCCGTGTTGTACAACGCATAATGAAAGTAGCTGTCGCAATCATCGCAGAGGTAAACCAAATACTGATGATTCACTAACTCGTTGGTGTAATTGACATACTCCTGTTCATGACGATATGCAAAGTTCATAGTTGAACTATCCCATGTGATAGCCGCATCACGGCGGAATGTAACTAACTCGTTTTCAAGGGTTTCGTCTGTAAGTACGACACCCGTGAAGTAACAGAGTTGGATTTCCTCCTCGTCATCATCGGGAACTTCGTTGATGTTATTTGATTCAGGCATTACGCCCTCCTTTGTGATAGCCGACACGGAATGTGTTCGGCAGTGCACTACTTGAGTTGCGAACTCAACACACACACGAATGTGGTGCCACGCATGGGTAGGCATTTTGGAACTAGCGTTCCAATCTCAGAACGGGAAACCTCGCTCTGCCATGTACTCATAGATTGAATACATATGACTATGATCAGTACCTGATTCAGTCACAACACGCATACGCACATTGCGATCACCAGCATTGTTGATAGCCAACGCAACATTCACTGCGTCACCCATTAACTTGATGTGTTCCTCACACTGACCAAACCAAATCATCTTGTCGTCGTCAGAGACAAAAAGGATTTCGTATGTGTGTGGCAACACACCGAACTCTGTATTGCCGAAACTATCTTTGAGGATAGTGATGTACATGGTGACCATGCTTCCACCTAGATAAGTCGGTGCGTCACGAGACACGATGTACACATCGTGAATGAGTGGTGCTAGCACCTCAAGTTGGATTGGGTCTTTGTTTTCTAAAGCAATTCTCATCGCTTTTTTCCTTTCGTTTTGGTTTTATGTGGAACAACCCGATAGTTCGGGAAACGGTAATTGCGACGAGTTTCGTACTCGCCAACTTTCTTGCCCATCTCATAGGCAAACACGACACAGCCAACAAAAAGCAATGACGCTAGAAGTAAAAGAATGTACGGAAACATCACTTGTCCTCCAATGTGATAATGGGGCGAGAAGGATACTTGGCTTGCAACTCAGCCAACTTTGCACGACGCTCAAGAGCACGAGCCTGATTGTTCGTCAAAACAACAGACAAAATATCTCTCGCCTGCTGTAATCCTGCAATCACACTTGCGGTATCTATCTCCCGCTGTGCGACGACAGACTCAAGATGAAGCAGATAACCTGCGACATCGTAGAGTTCCTCTTGGTTGATATCCATTATGATTTACCTTTCATGTAACCGATACGGGATTGTATTCGGTAGTGCGTAGTCGGGAATTGAACCCGAACAAGCCACGCATGGCTACGCATTTTGGAACGAGCGTTCCAATTACTTATTGGCTTTGGACTTCACAATCCACTTCACTTGCGGTGCAACCCAACCATCAACCCAATCGGGTGGTTCAATGCGTTCGTGAAACGGCAACACAATCTCATACGGATCATGCACATCTGTCACCGCAATATGCTCAAAACAAGAGCAATCAAAAGACCAATGAAACAGGCATATATCGTCGTCCCAAAAATCATCGTCGTCAAGCGTGTGCTCAATGCGGGTGTAACGCATAGTGCGAACCTGAAATGCGTCGCTCTTAACACGATGCCTTTCAGTGATCAAGGCAATGGCGAAGCCCAAAGGCAACGACATTGCGAACAACATTGCAATGATATTCATTATGATTTCCTTTCAATGTGCTGACTCATCAGACCCGCAGAGCACACCTGCGGATTACGCCCGAAGGCGTTTCGTCAGTCAATAATAATTGAGCCACAAGGAACATTGCCAGGCTCAAAGTATTCGCTTTCATGAATAAGAAAGATGTCAGCACGACGAACATCAACCTTAATGTTGCTCTGATAAATCCAAGGATTAACCTTGCCATCATCACCAACCTCAAATGCCCACAAAGTGCGGACACCTTTGTTATTCACTAAGTGCCAATCAACACGCTTCATTATGATTTCCTTTCGGTTACGCCTGTATCATCAGTAGCAGTAGGCGAACTCTGCTATACGCCTCACGGCGTTTCAACTATTTGAAATTGGAACGAGCGTTCCAAATCACTTGCCAAGTGTGCCGAAAGCAAACAAGGAAGCGATCTCAGCATCGCTGACCTTGGCACGGCGCAAGATGGAAGCAAGTTCCTCCTTGCGTTGTGCGCTGAAGCGAATTGACTTCGGTTCTTTCTTTGCAACAACAGCACGGTTGCCCTGACCTGCCATGGTCTCACGCAAATGCATGATGCCCTTAAACTCAGTGACCTTGTAACCAGCGTCCTGAGCCTTGATGATGTAACCGACATACTTGCGGATCGTGTCCTCAGTATTGTCGCTAGCAACCTTGCTAGCTGCTTTTGCGTACAACGAAACATTCGGTGCACCGTTTTCCTTGCGGAAAGACTTGCGACATTCGTCGCCTGCTTTCCACCAGCCCTTGAGCGATTGCTGTTCGCCCTTGGTGATTAACAATTCGTGCGATGCGAAATCGCAGTTGATGTTCTTACTCATTTTGTTATCTCCTTTGTAATTTGGAACGGTCGTTCCAAAATGGGTTTGTGATTTGCTAACCAACAGATACCAACCATGCAACACGAACACTTGATGTCTACTCTTGCGAGCGCACTGGTGTTGTATTGCACATCTGTTACACCCTAGCGGGCACGAGAAAACAGGGTGTTGAGCAGGAACTGTTATATGGGCATATTCATGTCGTTGCGTGTCATCATGCACCCCCCAGCATAGGTGCCCGTACGCCAAAACGAGAGAAAAGATACATTGGGGTGTAGCCAAATCGTGATGATTCTATATGTTGGGGTGACTATAGTCACAGAGGACTATTTGTGATACTTTGTATTACTGTCGTCGCAGATAGGAATATGTTTTAATGTATTTTGCGGGCTGAAGTATGCTCACAGAAGTAGGTGACGCAGTTCTTGAGAACTGCTGTCCCCGCAGAGTAGTTTCCTGTAGCTAGTTCGTACGTACAAGCGACCCAATAGTACTGCTCGTTCTCAGCGACAAGGTAGCCTACTGCTGATAGTACGCATGGTTCATGTTTGGCTCCTGGTTCGTGCCAGTCGTCACCCATGCTGTAGTGATCTTCCCAAAAGATTTCTACTAGGGGTGGTATTTTGGGTGCTTTCTTTTTTACCATTTTACTTTGTCAGCCCAATAAGCCGCGCTCATTTTGCCTTTCTTAATGTTGCTGGCGTGTCGTGCTTTAAAGGATTCCCTGCGTGCCCTATAAGAAGCAGATTCTCCCGCTTTTTTAGGGGAGCCACTGACACCCTGCTGACCAAACCTAATTAACTTGACAGTGCTACCTTCTTTTGCGAGGACAGCATGCGACTTTTTGGGGTGTGACGGGGTACGTTTCGGTTTGTTGTACCCTGCAAAGGTTTCAGATCCACGTTTAATAGTCATGACTTCCCTTGTCGTCGCTCCATTTTCTTTTTAGCTGGTGTTTCTTTGGCTTCATGACGCTTCTTAGCGGCAGGTGAAGCATACTCTTTAGAACCATGCTTAGCACCAGCCATCATTTTGCCATTAGGCATACGATGCATTGCTTTCTTGGCAGCCATTACTTGACTGCTCTATCACCATAAATAGTGACAGTTGCAGTGCCACTAGTATAAGGAGTCATTTTAACTCTAAAGAACGGAACCCTAAGTTGACTAGAAGTTTTCATAATACAGTTACTAGTCCAAGTGGTTGCTAATGTTGCAGCAGATGTTTGCCCTGAGTTAATCATAGCATTTGAAAACCAGTTTGTTCCATCCAAAGAAATCTCGGAAGTAATAGTTCCAACCCATGTACCAGTGGTTTGAACTATAATTAAATCTACTCCTGACCCACCTACGGCTAATGTATCATTAGCGGCACCCAAAGTGCCTGTTGTTATTGATGGTGCAATCATATTGACTCCTGTCGTCGCAACTTGTTTCTAGGTCACTAGATCCGTCCCGCCCCTGCGGTAGGAACGGATTACTTGGTGGCCCCTAACCTAAGCGTTACCCGTTACATACCTAAACAGGTAACGAAGTTGCCTGTATTTTGATGGGACTTGAAGAAAATGTTTTGGATTCGCGCCAAGAAGCGTATATCGGTTGGTTGTGTACACCACCTTCTGAAAGGACACCTACGTCCAAAGAAAAGTACGCTGACTCTATCGGGGTCAATATTAGTACTTTACGGCGTTGGGAAAAGAAAGATGTTTTTCGTAAAGAATGGCAGTCCAAGGTTGATGATGTACAGGGTTCTCCTGAGCGTTCTCAGCGTCTGCTGGACACTCTGTATGAGAAGGCGTTGGGCGGCGACATCAAAGCTGCCCAGTTGTACTTGCAAGCTACAAACAGAATGGCTCCCCCAACCCTCACCGTCAAATCTGAGACAAATATCGGTCAGTTGTCAGACAAGGAACTTGAAGATCTAATTTCTGCTGTTGCGTCACAGGAAAAAGAATCTCGCAAACTTCGTGTGGTATGAGCGAACTAATTGAATGCCCTGTTTGTGGTGAAGAGTATCCACCACTAGCTTGTAAGTGGCAATGTCCCGCCTGTGGCGAATTGGATGATGAGCCTCTTAAGATGAGGAACAATGGATCTGAATGAACTACTCAATGAACGTGAGTGGCGTAAATGTAAAGGACCTCAAGACGGTTCAATTGACGACCTCGTGGATGCCTTTGAGCACTTCTGTACCAACTATTGGTATATCAAACATCCTGAGCGAGGACGGATACCTTTTGAGATGCGAGAAGCTCAGATTGAAACAATCCGAGCATGGCTGTCTAACCGTTACAGTGTGGTTCTAAAAGCACGACAAATCGGTTTCTCTACTCTTGGTGCTGCATACGCTTTTTGGTTGACGTTTTTTTGGCAGGATCGCTTTGTTGTCATGTTGTCTCGTACTGAACGCGAAGCCGCAAAGTTGCTACAGAAATCTAAGTATGGGTTTAAGTTCATTCCTCAGTGGATGAAAGAACGTGGCCCTCAGATCACTTCTGATAACCAGTTAAAAATGACTTTCTCGAATGAGTCTGCGATTGAATCATTACCATCGGGCAATGATCCTGCTCGTGGTGAATCCGTGTATCTTGTTATTGTTGACGAGATGGCATTCCTACCCAACTCTGAGGAAGCGTGGGCTTCTATTGAGCCGATTGCTGACGTTGGTGGTCGTGTTATCTGTTTATCCACAGCCAACGGTTCAGGTAACTTCTTTCACCACCTTTGGACTGGTTCGCAAACAGGGGCAAACCTTTTTAAAGGTATTTTTTGGCCTTGGTCTGCTGGCGACCGTGACGAGGACTGGTACGAATCTAAATGCAAAACTATGCCTGGATGGCAGTTACACCAAGAATATCCTCGTACCCCCGAAGAAGCATTTATTAAGTCAGGTAATCCTGTCTTTGATATAGATCTATTGGATTCTTTAGAAACTATTGAACCTGCTCGCGGATATTTGCATACTATTTCTAAAAAGAACTGTGATTTCAGAATAGTACCTGAAGGCGAGTTCGCTATTTGGGAATACCCCAAACCCGAAGGTGTATATGTTGTCGGCGCTGACGTTGCTGAAGGTTTAGTACACGGCGACTACTCTACCGCACATATTATTGAGGCTAGATCGTTAGAAGTTGTAGGACACTGGCATGGTCATATTGAACCTGACCTTTTTGGTGACCTTCTTGCCGAAATAGGCTGGTGGTTTAACGGTGCTCTTGTAGGTGTAGAAAATAACAACCACGGTCTAACTACTCTGAAAGCTTTACAACGATATGGTTACAAAAATATTTACCGCACTCGCAGATTACAGCAACGTCGCCCTGAGGCGACTGAACAGTTGGGTTGGCGTACTACGACAGCCACAAAACCTTTGGCTATTGACGAACTTTCTGCTTCTATCCGTGACTCTGAGCTTGCTTTGTTTGATAGCCACACTATTGCAGAATTAAGAACATTCGTCCGTGACCCTAACGGCAAAATGCATGGTTCACCCCATGACGACCGTGTAATGTCCCTGGCTATCACATATCAAATGTTAAAATATGTGTGGTTGCCCGAATATCGTACCGAAGCCCCTATACCTAAATATAGTTTGCATTGGTTTGAACGATTTGTTATGAGTGAAGATCATGGCACAGATCCCATACCTATCGGCGCATATAACACTAGAAACAACAGGTAACGAACCATTCTTAATGTGATGGGATCTATTAACTGCACAGAATGTTCAAAATTGTTCTCCTTTGACGTACTTCCGCGTAGAGGCGCGGTATGTTTTGCATGCCACCTAAAAGGGATTCGTCTAGGGTTTGCGCATGGCAAAGAGGACTTTCATGGCCCGACTATTAAACAACGTCAAGATGAGCAGATGAGGCAAGCCACACAAGCTGGGATTAAAGCCGAACCTGTTGGGACCCGTTGGGTCTAACATGTATTGGATCACCCCTATTGTCGTCGCACTTATTGGTGGTCCTCTAATGTTGGCTTTAAAAAGATTTGACGCTCGCAATACTAAAGAACACGGTGAGAACTATAAAGTTCTTCGCCGTATTGAAGATAAAGTTGACCACATAGATGATCGTTTGGACGATCATGTTGAATACCACTTGAAAGAGGGATTATGAAATATTCAGAATCAGCCAAGAAAGCAGTCGCAACATTCGTGTTTGCCTCAACAGGTATTCTTGTAGGTGGTGCTGTAGGTGGTTTAGAAATTTGGAAAACTGCCTTATGGACTGGTGTTGGCGCACTCATCAACTTTGTTTATCGTGCTTCTGAAGAGTACATCAATAGCATTGATGGTGAATAGTAATGGCGCGTCAAACGCATTCAGAAACTCTTAGCAAATATAAGCAGAAGATTGCTACGACAAAACGGTGGCGTCGTGAAGAAGATTATGACGATCTTTGGCGTCGCTTAATTGACTTGTATCGAGGTAAGCAGTATGAGGACATTTCTCCTGAAGATCGTTTGCTTGTCAATATTTCATTCTCTACCGTAAACGTTATTGCTCCTAGCGTTGCTGTTAACTATCCCAAGATCGCTGTTAACGCTCGTCGTCCCGATGACGCACCTAAAGCAATTATTACTGAGGCTGTTATTAACTACTGGTGGAAGCACTATAAAGTGCGTCCTGAGTTCCGTAGGGCTGTAAAAGACTTTCTTGTTGTTGGTCACGGCTGGCTTAAATGTGGTTATCGTTATGTGGAAGAGGAAAGCATCTCTGAAGAAGGAGATCAATCTGATGCACAGGTAGAAGGCAACGAGATTACGCCTACTATTATTGTTACTGAGGATCGTCCTTTTGTTGAGCGTGTATCACCATTTGATGTGTTCGTTGATCCTGACGCTACGTCCATGCAGGACGCGCGTTGGATTGCCCAGCGTATTCGTCGTACGCTTACTGAAGTTAAATCGGATAAGCGATACTCACGCGCGGCGCGCGAGAGCATCAATGCTACTTCTTGGGGTCGCTATAACGAAGATCCAGGCAAACGTCAAATTCAAGATACGCAAGAAGGATATGTTGAAGTTTGGGAATTCTACGACATCGTTAAAAAGACGATGTCTGTGTTCTGCGATGGTGGCGACCAGTATTTAGTTAAGCCTATGGATATGCCGTATGCGTTTGGTCATCCTTTTGTAATGATCCGCAACTACGATATTCCTGACTACTTCTATCCTATGGGTGATCTTGAGGCTATTGAGCCGCTTCAACGAGAGTTGAATGCGACTCGTACTCAAATGATGAATCACCGTAAACGGTATTCACGTAAGTATCTGTATAAAGAATCAGCGTTTGATGCTGATGGCCGTGACGCTCTTGAATCAGATTACGACAACGTAATGGTTCCAGTTAATGGTGACGAGAACCTTGCTAACGTTGTTGCTCCTTTCCCTGCTGTTATGACTCCTCCCGAGTTCTATCGTCAGTCAGACATCATTGAAAGTGACATTCAAACTGTTTCGGGTGTATCCGAGTATCAACGTGGTGGTGTTCCCGAGATTCGTCGCACAGCGACAGAAGCGGCTATTGTGCAGGACGCGGCTAACGCTCGTGCGGCTGACAAGTTGGCTACCATTGAGGGTGCTATTGCCGAAGTTGCTTTGCGTCTTGTTAGTTTGGCGCAGCAATTTATGACTGGCGAACAAGTTGCTCGTATTGTTGGTAAAGATGGTGAACCTTTGTGGGTTACTTTTGATGCTGATTATATTGCTGGTGAGTTTGACTTTGAAGTTGAAGCTGGTTCTACGGCACCTAGTAATGAGTCGTTCCGACGACAGATGGCTTTGCAACTTGTAGATGCCATGGCCCCATTTGCTGGTATGGGTATTGTGAACATGCCAGCATTGGCTGGACATGTTCTACAGTTTGGTTTCGGTATTAAGAACCCTGATCAGTTTATTCAAGAAGCGCCATCACCTATGGCTCCTCCTGAACAGGGTGGTATGCCTCCTGAAAGTGCGCCTATGCCTCCCGAGCAAGGTATGTTGCCTCCTGGTGGCGCACCCATGCCTCCTACTAATCTTGGTGCTATGGGGCCGATGCCTCAAGGTACTGAAGCGTTGTCAGGTGTTGATCCTGCGGTACTTGCTGCTTTGTCGCAGCGTATGGGTATGCAATTACCTAACACTTAATGTAACGCACTATTCCTATATGTAGAGCAACCGTGTGGACTCTAAAGGAGAAACAAAGTGTCTGACACTTTTACAAATGACTCAGAATTCGACCCCACAGATGATGGACAAGTTGAAGGGATGGGTGAAGCAGAAGAATTTGATGCACCACTTTTAGATATTGACGAATACAGTGATCATTATATTACTGTTAAAGTTGATGGAGAAGATGTTCGTGTACCTCTTTCGGAAGCAATTGCTGGTTATTCACGTCAAGCGGACTATACCCGTAAGACTCAAGAACTAGCATCACAGAAGCAGGAACTTCAATGGGCTTCTGCCATTAGGCAGGCATTGGAAAACGACCCTGCTGGAACTATTGATTTGTTAACTAGCCATTATGGTGTGACTCGCAAAGAGGCACAGCGTATGGTTGATGATGACTATTTCATGGATGAATTCCAGCAAGACGACCCAGTGGATAAGCGTCTGCAAGAGATTGATAAACGCGTCAGCGCGTTTGAGCAGATGCAAGCACAACAGAGGCTTGAAGAGGAAATCCAGCGACTGCAAAACACTTATGGTGAAGATTTCAACCCTCAAGAAGTAGTGGCCGCCGCGCTCGCGCAAGGCAACACTAACCTTGAAGCTGTCTTTAAGCAGGTAGCTTTTGATCGCGTTAGAACATCCAAGAAGGCAGAACCTTCTCGTGATACTAAGGCTGTTGAAAGTAAACGTAATGCGTCTGTCGTTTCAGGCGCATCGTCTGCTAAGGCTGGCAAGGATGCAGTCGGCACCGTCCGTTCAATTTCTGATGCCTGGAACTCTGCAAAGAGAACTCACGGCATCTCCTAACCCTATAAAGGAACTATCATGGCAGGTAATGCTAACTTTGACGCACTTCTATCCACAACGATTGCGAACTATCGCAAGACCCTCACTGACAACGTGTTCTCGGCACGTCCTTTGACCTATCATTTGATGGACAAAGGCCGTATCCGCATGTTGAATGGTGGAACTAAGATTGTTGAACCATTGATTTATGGTGAATCATCTACTGTTGCACCTTACAGTGGCTACGACACATTGGCTTTGACTCCTCAAGAAGGAATGTCGGCTGCTGAGTTTGATTGGAAGCAGTACGCTGTTTCTATCGCTATCAGCGGTATTGAAGAAGCCAAGAACAATGGTGAGCAGGCTATCCTTAACCTTCTTGAAGCCAAGATTATGCAGGCTGAAGAATCAATGAAGGAAGGCTTCAACCGTATGTTCTTCGGTGATGGTACTGACACTCTTGGTGCTAGTGGCGCTAACAGCGGTAAGTCTTGGAACGGTCTTGCTAACTTGATTGAATCAGGTAACACTGTTGGTGGAATTAACTCGGCTAACAGCCAGGGTAATGACTGGTGGCGTTCATATGAAGATAACACTGCTGGTGCTTTGACACTTGCTCAGATGACGACTGCCTATAACACTGTTAGTGTTGGTAACGATCATCCTGACATGGTTCTTACCACTCAGACATTGTTTGAAAAGTATGAGTCGTTGCTTCAGCCGCAACTTCGCTACACTGACACTAAGACTGCTGATGCAGGCTTCCAAAACCTTTTGTTCAAGGCTGCTCCTGTTGCTTATGACGTTCATTGCACCGCTGGTGTGGCTTACTTCTTGAACAGCAAGTACATCAGCCTTGTAGGTCACTCAGACAAGTGGTTCGCTAATACCGAATTCCTTCGTCCTGAGAACATGGATGCTCGCTATGCGCTCATTTTGTGTTACGGTAACCTTACGATTCGTAACCGTAAGAAGCAGGGTAAACTTACGGCTAAGACTGCCTGAGTTTTTCCGACAAGGAATGCAGAGAACCCACCCCTGGGGGGTGGGTTTTTTGTTATTTAAGTAACGCTTAATTTATCTTATAGAATACTATTTTAGGGAGTTATTATGGCAACAATGAAGAAATCAACTGGTCGTTCGGCAGATGCTTCTGCTGGCGCTGCTGCTGCTGCTGCTTCTGTCAAAAAGGCTAAGGCTCGTCGTAGTGTTGGTACTGCTGACTCTAAAGCTCGTCGTAGTGCTACTCGTGGTATGGACGCATGGGGTATTCCTTCTAGCAACACGGGAACTAGCCCTGATTACCAATATCACGTAACTGGTTCACGGAGTACTCGTCCTAACGGTGGAAAGCGCATTTCTGAAAAAAGAACTGAAAAGGGTTATACTCAATTGCATTATAGTGATGGTTTCAGTGAATACGTGGCGGATGGACGAAAGTTCAATACTTCTGATGCGATTGTAAAACCAACAATCAAAAAGAAGGCTGCTGCTAAAAAGACTGCTCGTCCTCTTCCTAAGAGGTAGGTAACGATTCAGCCTACTAATGATGGCTGGAACACCTATATATTCATACTACGGAGTCTCTGCAAACATAGGCTCACGTCCTTTTGCTACAGCAGACGCTGTTCTCGCGCCCGCAGGAGGTATGCCCTACACGGGTCATACACGCTGCATGGCTAACGAAGAAACATGTCAAGGAGCACGTGCCAAAGGTACTGACTATTGCATAGGTCATCTACGACAAAAAGCGAAGGAGACTGCCAATGAACTTGACACAAATTCGCTCTAAGATCCGTGAAATCGTTGATCTTGATCAACAAGATGTTTCAGACACCCTTCTTAATATGTATATCAAAGATGGGTTTGATCGCATTATTGCTTTGGAACGCCGTTGGCCGTTCTACCAAAAAACATTTACTATGACCACTACTGCTGGTCAACGTTCATATGCGATTAATGCTATTGGTGATGGTAACTTGCGTGAGATCACTTCTATTGTTGATACTTCTACTGTTGGTAATCGTTTGGAGTTTATTAGTTATGATGATGCTGAAGCGGTTTGGGTCGGATCTTATGACCAAGTTCAACGGCCATTGTATTTCACGTTGTGGCAAGACCAAGTGCATTTGTGGCCCAAGCCTGACACAACGTATCCGCTTACTATTCGTGGATATCGTAAGCCTAACGACTGGTCTGCTTCAGATTCCACGGAAGTTGACGCAGACGAACGCTTACATCAGTGTCTTGTGTACTATGGGGTGGCGCAAGTGTACCAGTTGCAAGAGGACATTGAACTCGCCTCCTTCTATCGTAAATCATTTGACGAAGCAGTACGATTAACAGCCGAGGATCTTATGCGACCTTCGTCGCAACGACCTCTTGCTGTTTCTGATGGTGCTCCACATAACTCTCGTCGCTGGTGGTTACAGTCGCTTGGTAGGACTCTTGGTCAATGAGTCGTTTGTCGTTGCTTCGTACAGACGATTTTACTGGTGGGCTTAACCTTCGCGCTGATCCTTTCCAGTTAGGTCGTACTGAATCACCTGATTTGTTGAACGTGGATATTGATCCACGTGGTGGTTTGACTATGCGTGGTGGTATTACTAAGTTGAATACGTCTGCTATTGGGACCATTGCTAATGGTTCGTTTACCCCTAAGTCGTTATACGCTTGGGATAATACTGCGCCACAAGTTTTGTTGTCTACTAATAGTGCTGTGTATTATGCGACGACAACTGCGTTTACTTCTATGGGTATTACTACGACTGCACCTTTTGGTGCGTCGTTTACTGCCTGGTCTGCTAGTACTGAAAGTTTTGTTTATATTGGTACTGGTGGCGTTAGTTATAAGTGGAATGGTGCGACTGCTACTGCGTTGACTGATGCTAGTACTGGGTACGCCGATAATTATGCTTCTCCTGTTACTGGATTTGCTCCTAAGTGTCGTTATATTACGTCGCATGTTGATCGTTTGTGGTGTGCTTATGTGACTGAGGGTGCTACTGATTACCCTAACCGTATTCGTTTCTCGCATCCTATTAATCGTGAGTCTTGGGCTACGAATGATTATATTGATATTGTTGAGGGTGGTTCGGGGATCACTGCGATCATTCCTTTTAACGGCAACCTTCTTGTGTTCAAGAAGCGTGCCGTGTTTGCTATTATGGGTTATTCAACTGACACGTTCCAAGTTATTAACTTGACGAGTGAAGTTGGTGCTGTTAATCCTTTGAGTGTTGTGGCTACTGAGACTGCAGTGTATTTTTTTTCTTGGCCTGATGGACTGTTTAAATATGATGGTCAACAGTTTGGTGATTTGTTTACTGCTATTCGTCCTTTGATTCAGACTGGGCAAGTTAATAATATTGCTCAGGATGAGATCCGTGTTGCGAGTGTGAATCATAGGATTTGGCTTTCGTTGCCTTTGGGTTCTAGTACTAAAGCTTCTGCTTGTTATGTTTACGATCCTTCTTTGAAACAGGGCGGTGGGTGGACTAAATATCAGACTTCTGATGCGAAAGGTTTTGGTAGTGGCTGCGATTTTGTTACGTCAACTGGGACGACTTATAATTTGGTTTGCCATCCTTCTAATGCTTATGTGATGAAAGTTGATCAGTTAAGCGTGTATCAGGATGATGTGGGTACGGGTGCTGCAAACTTTTCATCATATTTTACGACTGGCTGGCAGGATGCTAATAATGTTTCTAATCGTAAAATGTGGAGACGACCTGACTTTGTTGTGAAGCAGACGAGTGTTGCTACTAATTTGAGTCTCACAGTTTTTCATGATTGGGAAGAGTCTATTGTTGCCAAGTTATATGTTTTGGCTTTAGATGCTTCGGGTTCTTCTCTTATTTGGAATGCTACTGCTACTGAACCTGATGCTAACCCTGGTTGGAATCAGGCTAACTGGGGTTCTAGTGCTACTGGTGCTGCTTTTGCTGTAGGCAAGTCTTTAGGACTTGCTCGTAGTGTTCAATTAAAAATCCAAGGTGAGGGTGGGAAACCTTGGGGTATTAACTCTATTACCTACAAATATAATCCTCGAAAGGTGCGTGCCTGATGGCTACTGCTGCTGTTACTTATACGTTTGCCAATGGCACTAATGCTGATGGGGTTCAAGTTAACTCCAACTTTACAAGTGTCGTTAACTTTTTGAACACTGAGACTATTCATCGTGACGCAAGTATTGCGTTCACGGCTATCCCTAGTTTGCCTGCTTCTGATCCTACAACTGATAATCAGGCTGTACGTAAAGCGTATGTAGATAACTTTCTGCCTGCTGGTGTGATCACTCAGTATGGTGCTTCTACTGCGCCGACAGGATGGTTGTTATGTCGTGGCCAGGCTATTAGCCGTACTAATCCTTTGTACACTCGTTTGTTTACTGCTATTAGCACTACGTATGGTGTTGGAGATGGTAGCACTACTTTCAATCTTCCCAACTTGCAAGGTCGTATTCCTGTTGGTTTTGATAGTACGCAAACTGAGTTTGATGCGCTGGCTGAGACTGGTGGATCTAAGACAAGTACGTTGAGTACGGCCAACTTGCCTTCTCACCAACATGGTGTTGGTACTATTTTGCCTAACACTATTGCTGATCACGTTCATGGTTTTGGTACGTTGGCTACTGCTGGTACTGATCTTGGTTCGCATAACCATACACAGAATGCGCATACACATACTTTTTCTACTTCTATTGGTTCTAGTGGTCCACATGATCATGGTTTTGCAGCGTTGACAAATGCTTTAGGTTATATTCTTCATCAAAGCATTTATGGTACATATTCAATTCCGACGCATGCTAATGCTGGTGCATCTCCTTTGGGTGTTGCTTATGCGACTGTTGCTGCTATTGACGATGGTTATCATACTCATTCTGTTTCGGGTACTACTGATGGGCAAACACCAACAAACAATGCGACAGCACTAGGATCTCACTTACACGCCATGTCGGGTTCTGTTGCTCTCGGTGGTGGACATACCCACACGATGAGTGGTTCTACTGCCCTTGAAGGTAGCGGTACTGCGTTTAGTAATCTTGCTCCTTATATTGTGGTGAACTATATTATCAAACTATGACTAAGTGGACTGCGCCCGATATTGCGTCCATTCGTGGTGACAATAGTAGACCTCTACAAAAGATATTCGCCTCTTTGTCGGAGCATCTTAAGGACTATGAGAATGGTTATACGTTAAACAGTCTTGATGATGTAACTATTACTACTCCTTTTGTGGGTCAAGTGTTGTCGTATGATGCGACTAACTCTTTGTGGATTAACACTACTGGGAGTGTTATAACTGGCCTGAACGCAAGCAATCTTGCGTCAGGTACTGTTCCTACTGGACGTGTTAGTGGTTCGTATACTGGAATTACTGGTCTTGGTACTTTGAGTTCACTCATTGTTACGGGCGATCTTACGGTAGATACAAATACGCTTAGAGTTGATTCTACCAACAATCGTATTGGCATTAATATAACTTCACCTTCAGTTGAACTTGATGTTGTTGGTACGCAAGTTATTCGTGCTGCAGCAACTCAAGATGGTATTCAGTTGGCTGGTCGTGCTGGTGGTACTACTTCTTTAACAACAAAACTGATACCTACCACTTTGACAGCTAACCGTACTTTGACGTTACCTAATGTTGATGGTACGGCAATCACGACAGGCAACCTATCTGACATTACCGCTGTCGGCACTCTTGCGTCGGGGTCTATCCCAGCAACATTATTGTCGGGAACAGTTGCTTCTGCTCGCATCAGCGGTTCGTACACAGGTATTACTGGTGTTGGTACTTTGACTGGCTTGACTACTACAGGTCTAGTAACAATTTCTCGTGGCGCATTAGGTACAACGGCAGGAAACGAACTTGTTTTTATAGACCCCAATGGAACAACGAGTAACGGCGACAAACTTGATACTCGTTTGATACGCAACAGCAACGGGACAGACTGGACTACTGCTGTTTGGCGTATGGGTCGCCTTGTTGATGCAACACGAATGGGCTTCATTCAATTTGGTGATGGTGCTGGTAGTCAAGATGTTCGGTTTGGTGTTGGTACTACAACTTATGGAGTTGTCAATACGAGTGGTTTTAGTGGTGCGGGTTCAGGGCTGACATCACTCAACGCATCAAACTTGTCTAGCGGGACTGTTGCGTCTGCACGCATCAGCGGTAGTTACACAGGCATCACAGCAGTTGGCACATTAACTGCTACTACTACTACAGGTCAATTTGAAGCGCAAAACACCAACATTTTTATTTCAGGTTCAAGTGGATCTTATTTTCAACACGCTACAAACACAGGTTCGGGTCAGGCTTGCCAATGGGCTACTGTGTTTGGTAACTATTTTCTTGTTCGTAACACTTCGACAAGAGCCGATAAAGAAAACATTCAACCTCTCAACGGCGTACTTACACCCGAAATGATTGATGACATTGATGTCAGTTTGTGGAACCGCACCATCGCCCCAAATATCCCTGAAGTCGGCCCAATGGCTGAAGATATGAACGACATATCGCCATTCTTAGCAACCCATGGAATGGATGTTGATGAGGATGGCAACATCTGCCAAACTCCACCAAATGGCATTAGCCCTAATGGTTGGATGAGTTTATTGACTATAGCCTTACAAGATACTCGCAAACGACTACAACAATTGGAGACAGTATGAACGAGCAAATAGACGCAAACAAAGTCGTAGAGTCACTACTACGCCAAATAGCGGATTATGCTCAGAAGGTTGCCTTGTTGGAGGCTTTTATTGCTTCTGTGGATAAGGGTGAGGGTAACGAAAAGGGTGATTAGTGATGGCTTACACTGATATAGGTTTAAATTACGAACCGAGGAAGCGTTCTGCTGGTATGCAGCGTGACGCTTCTTTAGCGATGAACGCGTTCAGTCGTCTGCTGTCTCAGCAACGTGGTGCTCGTGACATTATGGCTACCGATAAAGCTGCTTCTAAAGGGCTTGAAGGTTTTGGTGCTGGGTATGGTAAGCGTGGTTTACGTAATAGTGGTATTTTTAAAGGTGCTGCTTCTGACTATTCGCAGAACTGGATGCAACAACGTAATGATCAGTTAGATGCTTTGCGTCAGCAGATGGCACAGTATGATTTGCAGGATACTCAGTCTCAGGCTGGGTATCAGAATACTTTGGCTGATATTGAATTGGAGAAGCAGCGTGACATTTTGTCTACGGCTGCTTCCTTACAGGGCTTACGCCCATTTTTAGGAGCGTGACATTGTGGCTGGTCCAATAAAAGTTGGTAAGTATAATCCGCCTGCAGGTAATCAGGCTGGTGTGCAACCTGGTTTTAGTGCTGATGTTTACGAAGCTAAGACTAAGGCTCCTCAGAATAATCTTAATCTTGGTGCCGATTTTCCTGTGTATGCTGATTTTTGGGGACAGATCTATGATCAAAACCAATCTGATCCTACTTTAAAAATGACACCTGCCGAAATGGATCAATATGCTAGAACGGCAATGGCAGCCGCCGCTAATAAAGATAAACCGAAACCTCCAACTTCAGGTGGTGGTGGCACTATGACTACCCAATCAAACGCCCCTTTGATGTCGGCGCTGACACAGTACGCAACAGGAATGCGAGGTTCTGCTGTTAACCCAGCTATTAATGCTGGGTATGGTCAACTGTCTACTGATGCTCAGGCTCGTGCTAAAGCACAGCAAGATGCTATTGACCAGTTCTATGGTGGTGCTGAAACACAACTTGGTGGTTTGAACAGCCAGGCTTTGGCCATGTTGCAGAACATGTATAATCAGACTACAGGAGAGATTGGTACTCAGGCTGAGGCTGGTCGTACAACGATTGATCAGACCACCCAACGAGCCTTAGAGGCTCTTGGTGGTCAAGGTAATCCTTACGCTGGACTGCAGATGGCTAATGCTCCTGCTGTGAGCGATCCTATGGCTGCTTATAGTCAGGCTGTTGGTGCTCCTCAGGGTGGTATCCAAGCGTTGCAGGATATGTTGCAGTCTCAGAATGCGACGACAGGTGGGGGATTCAATAACCTTGCTCAATTGTTGGGTGCTTCGAATCAGGCGGCTCAGCAGTCTCGTATTGGTGATGTTAATGTGGCTCGTGCTGGCGCTCAGCAGGATTTGGCGGCTAATCAGCGTGCGGCTGGTTTGCAGGCGTTACAGCAGTCGCAGGCAGCTCAACAGGCTCAGCAGGCTCAGTATGCTCAGCAGATGCTTGGTTTAGGCCAGGGTCGTTTGCAGGCTGGTATGGAGAATCAGACTGCTTTGGGTGCTTTATTGAATCAACTTGGTCTTGGCCAGTTGCAAGGCAACTTGACTCAGCAGTCTAATACTCAGAGTCGTCAGGATACTTTGATGCAACAGTTGTTGGGTCTTGCTGGTCAGGGTGTTGATGTGTCGCAGATTATGGCTTTGCTTGGAGGTCAATGATGGCTGGGGAAAATATTAATGATCCTTTAAATTTGAATCAGTATGTTAATAATAGTGGTGGTGGTAGCAGCGGGTCGGCTGCTAAAGACCTAAACTTTCAACAGGACTTACTGTCTTATTTGATGTCGGCGTCCACTGGTATTGGTACTGGTACTTTTGATCCTATGTTAGCTGTGCCACCCGAGTATATCCCTCCTGCTACTACTTATTTGGATTCGTTTGAACGTAGTGCTACTCCTGTTTTGAGTGCTGTCGCTAAGAAAATTCGTGCTGGTCTTATTGATCCTGCCTCTGCTGTTGCTGAGATTGCTACAACCTTGGGTGTTACGGATGATACGCCTCAGGCTGGTTTTGATATGAAGAGCATTCGTGAGAATGTCGCGGCTATGTTTGCTGAGGTCACGAGTACCATTGAAGCGGAGAATAAGCATTTTGCTTCTATTAAGGATTGGGAAACAACTAATCAGTATGGTAAGGCTGGCTTTAGTCAACCTTATGAGCAGTATACGATGGAAACGTTGCCGTTTTCTTCTGCTGTTCAAGATAAACAAACGCAGTTAGATTGGTTGCGTCGTGAATCTGAAATGAATCGTGAAAAGGTTCAGCCTAAGTTTGAATCTGATTTCCAGGCTCTGTATGAGAAGATGATGACTGATTACGCTAAAACACATACTTCTGCTGCACAGCAAGCAAAGATGGATGCTAATTTACCTAAGTACGATATGTATGGTGTCCAAACAGAAGATCCCAATGCTGATCCTAATCAGCAGGGATTTGTTGCGCCTAGTCCTTTCTATAATCCTACTCCTACTGACGCTACGACAGATTCTAGTGGTGCGGTTGTTGCGCCTATTGCGACTCAACCTTCTCAGAGTGCTAAAAATAAACGTTTGATGGAGGATCAGCAGGGTCGTGCTGGTATTGCTTTGTCATATAAAGCGGCTGAGCAAGCTCGCGCTAAGAATCCTTTGGATTCCAATAAGGCGGCTTCTGACAAGTTGAAACGCGAGTTGTTGATTACTAAAATGGCGGAGTTGGCGGCCGCCCAGTATCTTGGGCGTACGCCGTTTAGCGACCAATTAAGCCAGCGCGCTTCCAGTCTTTAATACAGGTAACACCCACACCTATTAGTGATGGCTGTTTATGATCCCCGTTTAGACCTTGCACGTTCAAAAGCAGAACGCGTTAAGTCTCCTTCTGTGCAAACACTTAAGAGTGTTATGCAACAGCAGGGTTTGGGTATGGCGACGACAAACACGGGGCAGAAAGACTGGTTTGCTGAGGCGGCTCAGAAGGCGGCTCCTGAACCTGGTGGTTGGAAGGGTGTCCTTCTTGACATTATGGGTTCTCCTCTCGGTAAGGTTGTCACTGAGGGTGGAAAGATCCTTTCTATTCCTGGCAAGATTGTTACTTCGGGTATTCAAGAACTTGCTGATGCTTTGGATAGTGATCCTAATACTAATGTTTCTTTCAACGATTTTACTAAACAAGTTGCTGATCCTACTTTTGGTTTTGGTACTGTCATTGGTGACCTTACTGGTATTAAATGGATTGATCGTGGTTTAGGTTTTGCTGGTGATATTCTTACTGACCCTTTGACGTATCTTACTTTGGGTGGTAGCAAAGCTGTTGGCATGCTTGATGATGCTGGCCGTTTAGTTTCTAAAGAAGTTGGCAAACGTATTGGTGCTCGCATTACTGGTGAGGGTGGACGTTTTGCTTTGGCTGAACGTTTAGCAAGTCTTGGTGCTTCGCCTCAAGTTCAAAAAGCTGCTATTCGTTATGGTCGTGCTGGTGTCAAGGATGTTGAGTTACTTTCTAAGGCTGGTATTGACCGCGCAGGTTTGTATTTCATGGGTAAGCGTATCGCAGGTACGACTCGTGCTGGCGAGGTTTTAGAAAAAGGTTTTGCTGGAATGCGCATATGGTCGGGAGACCATATTTTCGGTAAGATTGGTAATGCTTTCACTCGCGCTGATGCTAATGAGGCGATTCTCGCTTTGCGTCGTGGTACTGCACCTGCTGACGAAATCGCAGAGTATTTGCATTTCGTTAACTCGCGCAATATTGAACGATCAGCAGAAGCGGCTGGTGCGCGTGAAGCAAGCCAAGCAGAAATAAATTTGCTAGGCAGTATTTCTGAAGCGGATATTAAAGCGGCTCGTAGCACAGCATACAAATATATTGAACAAGCAGAAACAGCCGTACCCGATGTGAGTAGTGCTGAAGGCCGTATTGTTGGACCTATCAAGCAGTGGTTCAAACAAATGCACGACAATGTTTACAAAGCCGCTAAGGCTGTTGATCCCGACGCCCCTGTCGGTGAGGTTGTAAACTATTTCCCTCACATTCATACTGATGATGCTTTTCGTTGGATGTCAGATCAAAGCAACCCTGTCGCTAATGCGACGCGTGGCGTTGTATACAACCCTCTTGACCCTGCTAGTGCTTGGAAGCACCGTATGGTTGCAGGCCAGGAATGGTTTGGTGAAGCGTTAACTGAAGAAGATATTCTTGGTGGTGTTGAACGACTTAACAAGTTGGCACGCGAACGTGGCAAGTTAACTTTTGATTTCTTTGAAACAGATCTTCCAACAGTCATGGACAAGTACACTAAAATGTACGGTGCTCAGATGGGTAAGATTGCTCGTAAACAATATTTGAAAGACAAAGGTGTTTTTCAAAAAGTTGAAGAACGTCTCATTGAAGATCCCGAGTGGGTTAAAAGCGCAGAGAAAAGAATTGCGACTGTAACCAAGGAACGTGCTAAGGCTTTAGCCAAGGTCAATAAAAAACTTGGTGAAGCAACGAAGTCGCTTGACATTGTTTTAGAACAAGGCTTGAAAGACACTAAAGGCAGACTTACTGCCGCTTTGGCTGAGACAGATTTGTCTGCTCGTAATCAGTCGTGGGAAAGTAGTTGGGCTAGAAAGCAGTTGTTGGACACGCTTGAAGAAGCGCACATTGAACTTGCTCAACATCAGAATGCTTTGTCTGATCTTGCTGGTCGCACAGATGGTGTCGCTGCAGCATTGAACGCTCAGTTCGCTGAGCATATGGCGGACATACAAAAATTGTGGGACGATGTTAACGCGGGTCTAGCCCGCGATGCCGAGATCACTAATCGTATTGCTAAGTTGCAGAAAAACGTTGAGCTTATTACTAAGACGGAAGAAAAAACTGTTAACCGTAGCAACATCATGCAATTTCGTACAGACGAAATTAAAGCTGGTGTCAAGATTAAAGGTCATCAGGACTTTGCGAATAGGGTTGAAAATATTTTGTTTGGACCTTCGCGTATGCAAGGTGTTTCTGAGAGTGTTATTTCGGGTCAACGCGCTTTCCCAGGTCGTGGTGCTAACGAAGTTATTTCTCCTTTCAAAAGAGATGCTGCTTTATATAAGCAAGCGCAGAGTCGTGTTAAAAGATTTTATAAAGGCGACGACAAGGGGCGGTCTGCTCTTTTAGTTAAGTTGGAGTATGAGCGTTTACATTACGATAAGTATGGTGCTACTCCTGCTGAGATTGCTCAACGTGAAGAAAGAATGTGGTTTGCTAAGCGTGACCGAACTTTCTTACCTCAAGATTTAGAAGTAAATCTTGCGGAAACTGGCTATCCTGAGGGTCAAGGCATTAAGTATTTTGGTCCTGCTGAACCTGTTTCTGCGACACCGAGCGTGTTCACTCCGCAGGAATGGGCGATCATTAACGGCAATAATGTTATTGACAGGAAACGTATTGTTGAGGCCGCTAAGCCTGCGAACATGCAAAGCATTATGTCTAAGGCTTTGCGTGGCGAGGCTTCTATGGAAGAGTTGCGTGCTGTTGGTGTTGCTTTCTTGGCTGGCAATAATGATTCGTTAACTGTTGAGACTCGTGATCGTCTTATCACTTTGTTGAATGAGGCTTCTAACTCTGTTACTTTGCAGAAGCAGTTGGATAATATTAAGCGTAACTCTCGTGGTGCTGTAAAACTTGACAATGTTGTTAGCAACTATACTGCTGTTCAAAACAAGGTTGTCGCTGGTTTGCGACAGTATTTTGGTGCTAATACTATTTTGGATGACATTGTTAGAATGAACCCTGATCCTCAGGCTATTGTCCCTATTGATTTGTTGTATAAGTTGAGTAATGATCATCCTGCTTTGGAAGCATATTTTTCTCGTTTCTTAAGTCGGGATATTGATTATGAAGAGTTGATGGGGGCGTTTGAGGGTACTGGTCGTGCGCAACTTGGTGCTCAGGCTGCGTTTGATGCAGCCAATTTTGATGATGTTCCTACTATTACTTTTGGTCAACTTGAACAGGACTTGGGTCGTGTTGTAAAGAATCTTCCTGATGAAGAGTATACAATTACTTTGAATTTGCGTGAAGCTTCTAAGGCTGGTTTGCGTAATCAAGATTATGATCTTGAAGATAAAATAGTTAGATTGAGTCAATTAATTAAAGATTATAAATTTGGTTTATCTTTTGACGAAACAACTGCAAATCTTGCTCACACTAATGAAAAATTGGATGACTTTATTAGTAGGGCTATTACTGGTAAGAAAATTGTTACAGATGACGAACTTCTTAAACGAGAAAATGAACTTGCATTAGGGGCACGTCATAAAGGTAGTCGTGCACGACAAATCACTGGAGCGAGCATTGAAGATAACGTTCCTGATACTGGCGGTCAGTCGCTTGCTCGCAGAATAAACGATATTAAAAACATGTACAGACGACTTGACGTCTCTGTCGTTGATACTGAAGGACAGAAAGAAATCAATCGTATTAAACGATTGATTGCCAATGGTCAAGCAACTCAAGATGATTTGATTCTTGTTCAAAATCAAATAAACAGAAAGTTTTATGATGAAGTATTAAAGCCAATGGGCTTTGGTGCTGATGTTGCAGACTATCAACAATCATTAAATAGTCTTGCCGAAATGCTTCCAATAATGCATTTCCAAATGGACATACAGCAACGCACTTCAGAAATGGTTGATTTATTTGCGGCTCAAGGAATATTGCCTGGCAAAGATAACTTCTTGAACATTGTCAACAATGTTGCTAAACAACATTATGGTGATGTTGGGCATGAGATGTCGTCGCTTCGTATGGCGCAAATGAAGATCACTGATCTTATTGAAACTGTTAGTAGTGGCGATTGGCAGGGACGCGAAGCGGAACTGTATGATCTCATTACGAAAGAGATTGCTTCTCCTGACTCTAAGAGTGCGGGTTGGGTTGATGCTATTAGTCGTGCTAACGGTCGTGCTGATGCCGACCGTTTGTATAAGCAAATGCAGGAACTAGGTATTACTGGCACAAAGAGTGGTATACCTAATACGCGTGCTAAACTTGCTCAGAAATTAAAAGACAAAACTTTAAGTGAGGGTGAACGTGCCGCTATAACGGTACGTCTTAACTCTTTACCTACTGGCCCTGCCTTGAAAGCCATACGTGACAAGTTTAAGAAAGAAGTTCTTCGTCCTTGGTACTTGAAGAACGTTGACTCTACCGCTACTAAAGCCACATATCAGGAGATGGCCGCTGCTCTTAAGTCAATGAAAACTTTAAAGACTGACGTTGGTCGTCTTGCCGAAGATGCTTCAGTTTCTAAAATGAAAACTTGGTTGGAAGAAACTTACTCTCGTTTGCTTTCTGCTGAAAAAACTGCTAGCAAGAACAGTCAATGGCTACGACAAGCACAGGACCCTTTCCTTGATTTAAGCAAGTTCACTTTCGGCAAAGGCACTACACAAGATTTGCCTAGTACGTATATTAGAGCTTTGGATTATTCTGCTTCAAAACTTGAGATGATGTCGGATGAACTTGATGCAATGGTTGCTCGTGTTACTCGTAGGCAGGAAGCCTTGGAGGCTTCTCTGCCCGAAGAGCAAGCCGCTATTTTGTTGGCTGAGCGTATGCAGTCAGGTAAAACTCGTGGTCAGATTCTGACCCCTCGTGTTACTAGTGTGTATGAAGAGTTTTATCCTATTATTGATGAGGCCGAGTTGGCTAAGTTGGAAGTCATTCCTGAAGATGTTCTTGCGACTTTGCCTGATGAAGCGGCTCAAGCTAAATATATTAAGAAGGCTAAGGCTGCTTATATTGCTAAGGCTGAACTTGTTTCTAAAGAATATTTGAAGCAAGAGGAGCGTGCATTGCAGGCTCAACGTAGGGCTTTCCAAGCGTATGAACAAGCCAAGAACACTAATGACTATATGGGTGCTTACGAACGCAAGCATGTAGATGACCTTCTAAGGGAGTTCGCTCCTTATTCGTTTGAGACTACTACTAGTTTGAAGTATCGTCGTCCTTCACATAAGATTGCGGCTGATTTGTTTGATCAGGGTACTCCTATTTTTACGATGAAGAGTTCTCATAGTGAGTATCAGTTGATTGAGATTAAGAATCTTAAGGCTCAACGTACTGCTTTTGAGCGTCAACTTTCTGATCTTACTAATACTTCAGGTCGTAATCGTATGGCTACTGAAGAAACTATTAACGCCAACATGGCTCAGAATGAGAAGTTGGCTAAAGAAGTTTCTTCTCAGTTAAATGCTATTAATAAGAAGTTGGAATCTTTAGAAGGCAATATTGTTCCTGATACTAAGAAGTTGCGTGATTTGCAACAAGAGTTAAGTGCTGCTGAATCTCGTTTTCGTAAAGTTGTTAATAATTCCAATACTTACAATTTGCCGTATGGTGACTTTGTAGCAGATCCAGGTGTTATCAAGAAGATTGTTCCTCTTCAAACTTCTGTTGATTTAATTGTTGATGGTAATGTTGTTGGAAAGGTGAAGCCTAGCGAATTAGGCAAAGAATCTTTTGTTACTAATGCCGATTATGCTACGGCTTTATATCAGTATGAACGGAACTTATTGAATCCGCAGATTCAAGAAGTTCAAGCAAGTCTCGCCAAACGTGGCGGTTTAGATTCTCTTAATGTTGTCAAGACAAACCAACTATCTCGAATTAATGATATTTCTGAAATTAATGCTGGTAAAACATATTTTGTTGCTGGTGGCAATATTGGTGAAACAAATATTGATGAAGCAATTATTCAGATTGATGGTTTAATTAAACGACAGAATGCTTTGTTGAAGAAGCAGTCTGCTAAGAAGATCACTCCTGCTGAAACTACTGAACTTCAATCTATCTATGGTCAGATTGAACGTATTAATCGTGAAGTCCAGGGTGGCGTCAAGATTATTGAACGAGGGCCTGAACGTCCTCTTGTCGTTGATGGTAAAGAAGTTAGTTTTACTCCTGGTGAAATTGCTGGTATCTTTGGTGACAATCAGGTGCTTCGTACTGAAATTGAAGCAGAAATTCGGGCTGTTCAATATCGTGTTCCTCAGTCAGCTAAGAAAGCTCATGAGTTTTTTGATTCTTTTGGTGTTGGTTCTGCTCAAATTGTTGAGCGTAAGGGCAAAGCTGTAAAGGTTGCTTGGAAAAATCTTTCTGTTAAGGAAAAGTATTTTGCTCTTCAACAAAAAATATTTGGTGGTAAAGGACCAACAGGAGCTCCTAGCAGGCCTGATTTATTAGTAGACGCCGAATATAAACTTATGAAGCAAGGTTATAGTAGGCAAGATGCTGGCGAACTTGCGGTTGGACAAATTGAAAAACTTGCAACAAAGTTTAGAGATGGTGTTAATAGTCTCCAATACTATGATTACGAATATCAATTAGGCGAACTACAACAGCAGTTATTGACAACTGACCCCATATACCGCAATGCGGGTCTAGAAAAAATGAGTCGTATAATTAAAGCCATCAAAGATGGCGATCTGACAATGGAAGAAGTCGTTGACGCTCTAGGTTTCACATCAAGATCTGACAAAAACGATGTTGTATCAATTGATAGCGCAACACGCAAAGCACGTCTTAAAGAACTAGATAAAGCATGGAGTGGTTCCAAAGACGAGGCAGTCTTTAATCATGTCGCCGCACTTGCTGACGATAGCCACGTTGCTGACTACCATGTTTCAATTGGTAAAAGTGAAAAGGCTCGTGAACGAATTAACAATATTCGTTTAGAAATTGAAAAACTCAAAGGACAGTTTGATAAAGATAGCGACGCTCCCTTTGGGACTCGTCGCAGTATTGGCAAAGTCAGTGCAAAGATTAAAGAGTTAGAGGACACTAAACCTAAACTTATTCAGGATCTTATGCAGAAGGAAGGACTGTCACGTCAAGCGGCGACAAGCCGTGTGGAGTCTGAGATCAGGGCTACTGCTGAAGAGGCGGGCCGTGTTGCTTTGAATGGTAAAGCCAAGAAGAAAGTCAATGTTAAAAGCAGTAGGTTTAAGAACTCTGTTCAGAAACTTATTGATGAAGAAGGCATGGAGCCTTCTGAGGCTTTCAATGAGGCGTTTAAACGTGCTCAAGCTTATGAAGTAGACACTGTTGCTGGTGCACAGTATCGTTATCGTTTAGTTCGTGATGACTTTGCCAAAGATCTTAAGGCTATCACTGATTCCACTAATGGTGAATATAATGCTTTGACCCGAATGGCAGACTTGCGTGAGCAAGGTATGACTTTTATTGAGGCTAAAAATGTTATTGTTGACGAGGTCGCCAAGTTGTATCCTAAGACTTGGGATGTTGCTTCGTCTGCTACCTCTGTAAAGAATCTGCGTGATATAGATTTCAATAAGTCACAGATTGGTTTCTTTGAACGCGTGCTTGCTGACGACGCTAACTTGGCGTTGTACTTCACTCGCATTGGTAAGAATGCTCGTGATGATATGAAAAAGCGTATTGACAATCTTACTGAGCAGGCGTTACCAATCAAGAAACAACTTGATGAAGTGAAAGCTGTTATCAAGTCCAAGGCTCATAAGGAAGCAAAGAAAGTTCTTGAAAAGAACGTTAAGACTACTGAACAAAAGATTGCTAGTCTTGAACAAACGCTTCTTGAAATGGCTCAACAAGTTGACCTCGCACAGATCAACAAAATGACTGATGCGGCTCACCGCATACATGTCGTCGCTCCCTTAAAAGATAAGCTTGATGAGTTACAACAACTTCTTTCTCGTTCACAAGCTCTTGGTAAGAGTAGTGATACTGCTGAAATCAAACGCTTGGAGTTTGATTCACTTGTTAATGATGCTGAAGAACTGCTTCGTGAGTACGGTCGTGTTGAAGATAAGACTAAGCCACGAGGTTCTGAGCGTGTCCGTGGCATAATGATTGATCGTTTTGAATATAAGAATACGAAAGAGTACGACGCGTTCTTGCGTGTCAAGGCAGACTACGTCAACATGCATATGGATTACATGATGGGTCAGGATGTGGCTCGTAAAGCAATGTTTGCTTTAACTCATGATTTCTTTGATGAGAATCTTGGTGAGGAAATTTGGTTGGATATTAAGGATGGTTTCACAACGCTTGAAAAGTTTGGTATGCCAAACCTTCAAGCTCGTGAATCAATGATCCCGATTATTACCAACATGTCTCGTTTCCAACAACCTGAATTTGTTCGGGGGGTCAACAAGTTCCTTGGTTCATACACAGGTTTCTTTAAAGCGTATGCTTTGTCAACGCCTGGTTTCGTTGTGCGTAACGTCATGACTAACACGTTTAGTTTGTATGCGGCTGGTGCAGAAACCAAGAATCTTATGAAAGGTCTTGGTTTGTACCGAGGCTGGCAGGACGCGTTGAAGGCTGGCACAGCAAAAGCTTTTGTTGATTCTTTACCTGAAGAGGAAGCACGACTGTTTAATCTTGCTATATCTGCCGCTGATGCTACGGGCTATGGCCGTAGCGGTGAAGCGTTCGCTAACTGGAACCCTAAGCGTGCAACTCTTGCAAATAACAAGTACACACGTTTTTTCCGTAAGTACAATGAAACTGCTGAAGGTTCTTCACGTTTCATGCTTGCATACGACTCTGCTGTACAGGGCTACGACATGAACATGGCGGCTGCTCGTGTGAAGCGTTACTTGTTTGATTATGTGGATATTGGTCGTGTTGATGAGTCATTGCGTGGCATTGTGCCATTTTGGTTTTGGATGTCTCGTAACTTGCCGATGCAAACAATCAACAGATTTGCTAACCCACGTCCGTATTTGTTGTACACGCACTTGATGCAGAACCTTGGTCAGAATTCTGAGGACGATATTGTTCCTAAGTGGCTTCGTGAAAGTGGCGGAGTGAAGTTAGGTGGGGACACTTATTTGAACCTTGACCTTGGTTTCAATAAGATGAACGAACAGTTCGCTATGATGGCAGACCCGAAGCGTCTGCTTGGTTATGTAAACCCTGGCTTGCGTGTGCCATTAGAAGTGATGGGTAATACGCATTTGAATACTGGTGTACCTTTCCGAGCAAAGGCTGAAGGTGCTATCGGTGGACCTCTATCACCTGCTATTGACGTTCTTGCCGCTTTTATGGGTCAGCAACGACAGTTGCCTAATGGTGAGCAGGGTGTTACTCCTAAGATGAATTATGCTATGAGTAACTTGTTCCCACCGCTTGGTCAGGCTGAGGGTGTTATGCCTTCAAGTGAACGTGGAATGGAAAATCAGACCAACAAGTTGATGGGTCTGTTTGGTATTCCGTTGACTACTGTTACTCCTGGTATGAAAGAGTCAGAGTTACGTCGCCAAAAGTTGGAGCAGAATGCTCTTCGTAATATTGCTAGTGGAGGTCAATGATGGGTTTATTTTCAAGAGGTCGTCCTTATACGGGTTGGGATGGCAACAGTAAAGGGAAGTTAAAGGGTATGGAGAAGTTCAAGGATTGGGTTGTGTTCTTGAATGGTGGCAAGATTAAGAGTCTTGGTACGTGGAATGTTCGTTTGCAACGTGAGCATGATAAGCCGAGTGTGCATGGCACTGGTCGTGCTGTTGATTTGCGTTATGCAAACCGTGAGGACGGTTTGGCATTGATGGATTTCTTAGTGCGTAATGCTGAAGCTTTTGGTTTGGAATATATTGGGGATTACCTCGGCGGGCCATTTGGGCGAGGCTGGCGTTGCGACCGCAACGGATGGGATGTATACAAGAAGTCCACGATTGGGACTGGCGGTTCTTGGATACATGTTGAACTCAGCCCCACAGTAGCCAACGACGCTGGCTATGTGGATGCTGTGTTTGCTTGCTTGCTTAAACCAGTTAAATAACTATTTGTCTAACTGGAACTTTAAACTCTCTGCGATAGCGCCGACAACAAAGAGCATGTTCATGATTGACATCATGTCTCCTGTCATTGCTTCTTCGTAGGAATCTAGGAACTGCATCGCTCCTTCAAATGGAATCATGAGTTTGATCTCAAAGAAGGTGTCAGCTTCGTGTTCTATTTTTTCTGCCCGGGCCTGTAGATCTTCTAGGTCTTTTGGATCTATGGAGTTGAAGAATTCGTCACTCAATTTTTTCTCCTGTCTTGTAGCGTCGTGTTGGAGTTGAGTTGCGAATTGCGGGGATAGTTTTGTTTTTGACATCGTATATGCATGCGAGATGTGCTTTAGGCACTCCTTTGCGAACTGCTTCAAGAACAAGATCATCTAGCAACTCCTCAAGTAGTTTCAGGTTCTGCATCATTTTTGTCTTTCTCCATCTCGGCTTTGATACTGTCCGCAATGTGTCCAATGTAGTCAATGATGGTCTTGTCGTCGCGTCCTAGGTATAGGGTGATTGCCATTCCAAGTGCGGCGATGTCAATAAATGTTAGTTCTTTATCAGTCATTGGTGTTCTCCAGTTCAAGTTTGAATGTTCCGTTTTCTAACATCTTCGCAATTGATGCATAGCCGACAATGTCAGTCCATGTGTCAATGACTGATTCGTTGTGTGGCTTTGAGCCACGCTTCTCTAACGAAACCAGTCGTGCAATCTTATCTGAGATGCGGATACATAATCCAAGCAAACCGAATCCCAAAATGTTGTTGTGACCGTAGTCGTGTTGCTTTTTGACAAGTAGATCAATGGTGGCATGTAAGTCCCACGCACCAATTGATTTAAGATGTGACGTTGCCAGGCGACCAAGATCGTTGATGTCCATAAATGTTGCTTCTTCATAAACACGATCTTCAGAGTATTGACACATGTTGTAAATATATTTGTCTAGTTCGCTAACTTCAACTTTGCGTTTATCTGAAACGTTATGAAAGTTTAGTACTACTGATGACACTGCTTCGTTCCAATTAGAAAACATGTCGTACCTTTCGTTTAGGACTTTGTTGGTTGATAGTAGATTGCGTAATTCTTCCATTGCTTTGTTGGACAGACGCCAAGCGTGAGGTTTACTCACGCCGAGGCGTCCACCAAGTTCACTGTATGGAATACGTTCATAAAAGATTGCTTCAATGCAGAACTTTGATTGCGGTGACAGTTGCTCAATTGCTTCTATGACTACTTGGATATGATCAGTGTCTTGCAGGTCGGGTGCTTCTCCTAACTGCAATAACCAATCACCATCAGAGATAGGTGTGGAGGCAAATAGATCAAGGTTGTATGTCATGCTTAATTGGTTCTGTAGGGAAGTAGTTGATGTGTAAAGCAAAGTAAGGTTTGTTGTTGTCAGGGAATCTTGCGACTTCACCAAATTTATGAAAGGCTTTAACCCAATCATTGAGTGGTGCTACCCAGTAACGTTTCTTACTTGAATCCCAAATCCACAAGTTGACTGGCCCGATTGCTTGCCATACTGACATTGATGTCAGTTTGTCAAAACGTGTCTTAAGTAGGCTGTCTCCTCGTGATGCACAACCCATAACTTCATACAACCCATCGGGGAGCATGTAGTCGGGGGCGTATCGCATGGTGTCACGCATTCCTCGTGTGTCAAACGAGGGACGTAACATTCCTAGTCGGTGTGCTTCGGGGTGTACTGATTCAAACGCTGTTTCGGCGGTGTCGCCCATCGTTTTGATTCGTGATGACCAAGGCTGATTCTTGTAAGTACTCATGCTTTTATCGCCACAATCTTTACGACTTGTTTGTCGTCCAACCATGCTACACCATTCAAACCATCAAGAACCGTTTTGACATAGTTATCTATGTCGCCACGCAAAGATGATTTAGTTTCAATGTCCACACGTTCTACGATGACCGCAGTACCTTCACTGTCTATGACAATGTGTACTGCTACTTCACCGTGGAACACAGGTCCGTCCCATGCTTCAGCAATTTTCTTTTCAGCATCAACAGTTTTTGTTGGTGTGTACATGAACGCTTTACCGTTCTTGGCTGTTGCTCGTGGACGTTCCTTAGGGTGTGGTCGGCCCTCTATGTAGATTGAATGTGACCGTACGCTCGTACCAGTAACTTCTGAAGTTCCAGTATCCCCGCTTCGCCCCTCATCATGTATTTTCCCCATCGTAAATCAGCATCCTCCAATATTGATAGTGCGTCCTCGGGATTGAGGTTCGCTTTTCTGCATTCGTGGGCTAGATGTGTGAGTGTGGTTGACCTGTCACGCCCCTCAATCGGGCCATCTCTAAAGATGGTACGACCTAGCGGTGTGAGTCGTCGTGCAGACTCAGCCATGTCATGAGACGGTGCGGACACCGTGTATGTAATTACTGGAGGCTGATAATAGTCAGCCAACCGTGTGATCGTTTCCGATAACACTAGATGCTTGTGCGCTTCCTCAAGGAACGATGACAAGGGGATTGTTGTGAGATCGCGTTTGATCATCATGCGTTGCCCTGTGTTGTCGTTCGGATAAGGGAGACGAACATAGTTGCCTAGTTGTCCAACGTTAAGTGTTTCTTGTTTCGGGTTTACTTCTTTGGGGTTGAGTCCTGTGACTTGATGGGCAGCTAGGAACATGCGTCGCATCTCTGATGCGGGTACAAGTTCTGTTGCGAACACCCAAATGTGGTAGCCACGCCTTGTGCGTTCCACCCATGACTTCACACCGACAGATTCAAATGCGTCATGGAGCATCCATGCTTCATCAGGGTTGTCATAGTCAATGTCTGTGCAACCCCACACGCATTTAGTTTCACCTTTGTAGTACACGCATGGATATACGCCTACAAATGTGTCACCGAATAGGTGCTGTCTGAATGTGTCGTCTGTGAGTGGTTCTCTTACACAGCCACCGTCCCACGACCCGTATGCGTCTCCACGACCACGGAACAAGGCGATGTACTGTGCGAGTACGTCATCTAGTTCGTTAGTCATGGCGAGCCTCACGGAGGAACTGCGAGGGCAGTTCACCCTCGCTCAGTCTTGTTAAACGCCCTGTGCCTTGCTCAATCTCAAAGTCAATGTCATCTATGAGGTTGCCTGCTGGACGCTTGTTCTTGACCAGGTTGAGTGTAAGTGTGTGAGTGTGGATACGAGCCTCGTAACGCAGGTTGTCAAGTTGTTCCATCGCCCGTTCGGACGCTGACGACTTGTCAAGCTTAGTTTCAAGTTCACGGATCTGTGCATCAATCTCAAAGCGTTTGCGTCGCACACCAATGATGTGTGTCGCTTGCTGTTCTCCACCGAACGCACCTGATGAGATGGTCATACGTTTACCATCAGCACCTGACGTTCGTGAGGTTTGATGTAGAGCAATGAGTGGGACATCATGTCGTCGCCCCCATGCTTTGAGTGTGTTGGCTTTAGATGCGACATCCTCGCCTCCACCTTGCAATAGTTCTAGGTAGTCAAACACAATGAGGTCAGGTTTCTGACTCCACATGCTTGACACTTCGCTCATTGATTTCTCCATGTCCGATAAAGCCATAGGCTGATCAAACACAGCAAGGTTGGGGAAGTGTTCGTTGGCTGTCTGCTTGAGCAGATCAATAGCACCAGCGTCGTCCTGAGCGATTGAACGCTCAAGATCTATGGCGTTGACACCGTGAGTTACGCAAGCCAACTTGATGAGAACGAGTGTGCGTGGTTCGTCAGGGACGAAGTAAACCACGTTCTTATTCTGATTCGCTTTGAGTATCTCTAATGTAACTAATGTCTTGCCACTGTGGCTGTAACCAATGATGTTGCACATTTCGCCTGAAGCGATGCCACGCATCTCACGGTCAAGGTCGTTGAACCCTGTGTAGATACGTTCGTGTGGCGACTGCGCCCAACGAACAAACTCTTCAGCCGCTTCCTCTAATGGTCTGTAGTAATGCATTTGTTTTGGTTCAGGAAGTGAGGACGGGGGGCTTTCGCCCCCCGCTTTCAACGCTTCCCATTTTGATGCGAAGTCCTCAAGGCTCATGCTGAACCTTTCGGTGGCCAAAAGGCAACAGCTTCTTGTCCATCAACTGTGTCTGCCTGCTTGAACCAAGGACGCTTCGTGCCAACTGCTTGATCACGGTTGTCCCACACTCGTCCAACGCCAGCCTTTTGACAGGCGGTAATCAACCAGTTTGGTAGATCGCCGTGTTGCTTGCCAGCAATTTCAACGCTTCCCTTACTACCCATCATGGGTGGGGGTGTAGAGATCATTGCCTTGGCTGTCTTGGGCATATATTCCTCAACTGTCGTGTTAGGGAATGCTTCCTGCATGAGTTGCATACCGTGTTCAATGCTGTTGCCGTGGGCATTCTGTAACACTTCATTGACGAAGTCAAAGTTGCTGAGGAAAGCGGACTGAATGCTTTCCAACGTGCCACCTGCTTCGGTCTTGCATGTCAACTCGCTCGCAATTTTTGCGGCTACTTGTGTCACGATGGACTGGTCTTTGCTAATCATGATTCTTCCTTAGGGATAATGTCCGCAGGGGACAGTTTGCTACCTTTGCATACTGACCAATACGAGCACCAGGTTTGACTACACAAGTAGTGTGTGTCATTCTTAGTCCACGATTCGTCTGTGCCGATTAAGAGTGCTGTCCGCACAAGCGGTCGCACTTGCTCTCTAAGCCAATCGGCATGGCTTTCGTTACGGTGAACAGGAACGATCTGTCCCTTGCCACCACGAACTAGAACACCGTATTTGAATGTCACAGGATACTCGTGAGTACCTTTGGCAACCATTGCGGCTGAATACATTGTTGGCTGTACAGCCTGAGATTGTTTGTCACGGGCAGAGTATTTCCTGGCCGATGTTTTCCAATCCCAAATGTCTGTCTCGGTCACACAGTCAATTGTACCTTTGCCATACACAGTGACTTGCTTGTCACCGATTTGGAAACGGT